GCGGCACGCCTCGATCTCCTTGCGGCACGCCTCGGCGTCCTTCGCCTGCTTCTCGACGATCATCGCGTCCAGCTCGGCGCGGCCCTTGCCGTCGTCGATCAGCTCCTGCACCTTGTCGGCTTCGATGCCGAACTTGGCGGCGCGGGCGAACAGGCCCGCCATTTCTTTAGGTTCCATTTTCTTAGTCTCCTTGCCGGATTGTCCGGCGATTTGTTTATTTACTTCTGCCTCGGCACGGCCCACGCCGACGCCCGGATCGGCCGGAACCGGAACGAAACTCGCCTCGTAGGGCATCCAGGACATGGCCCGAACCACCGGGATTCCATCCTGCTCGCCCTCGAGACGGTAGCTGTCGGCGTCCACCCGGTATCCCACGGATGTGTTTCGCCGCAGTTTCCGCACCGCGTCCTGCCTGATCTCCTGCGCCCTCGCGCCCGTGCAAAATTCAACCAGCCCGCCCATCTTGCGGTCGGCCAGTTCCACGCTCAGCAGCCCGATCTGGTCCCCGCCGTGCGTGTCCAAAATCACAAGCCCGTCCTTGCAGCGGCTCATGTCCACGCTGCCGGGCGCGTGGTCGAGAATCTCGTATGCCAGCTGCATCTCTCCGTTGAAATAGACGTAGGACAGAACGGGCGCTTCGCTCGAAACGCTCATGCGGACGCTCTGCTCATCGCCCTCTCCACGCACCTCGAACGCCGCCTCGCGGTATCTGATGGCTCGGGCGTCGATGGCCTGCACAGGCTCACTACTTTTCTTCGTCGTCTGGTTTTTCTTGCTCATTCGTCACCTTCGTCGGTTGCTTCAGTTCGGCAAGAATTCCGCCTGCCAGCTCCTTCTCGCGCTTCAGTTCCTCGATGTTGTCGTCGAAGTCCGTCCCCATATCGGCGGCCACCTGCGCATTCGTCTTCCACCCCCGCAAGACGGCAGTCTCCGCAGCGTTCATGTCCTTCATGGGGTCAACCCACATCCAGCGCCGTCCGCGAAACTCATGCTCCGCGAACTTCGGAAACTTCTCCGCCGGATAGTTGCCGCTGACGGCGAGTCCCAAAAACGACTTGAGCCACATGAGGAAAACCGGCGATTTGTTCTGTGCGATGAATTTGTTTTGAAGCTGCGTCCACATGTCTCGTTCGGATATGGTCCCGACGCGAACGGATGAAAACGAAACGCCCGCCCAGTCGTTGCTGAAATTGGAGTATTCGACGCCAAACCCGCTCGCCACGTCGCGCAGCATTGACGCCTTGAACGCTGTCAACTCTCGGTTCGGATGCTGCGGCGTGTTGACCTTTGAATCCCATCCGGGCGGCAGGACTTCCGATTGCCCCGGCTCTTTGTCGGCAACCAGGCTGTTCGCAACCTCGGAGTATTCCTCCGTCGTCAAGTCCGCAATCCCGTCGGGATCGTCTCCGTGGGCGAAGTAGGTCCGCACGCTGCAAGCCTCGTCGCGCGCGGCCGTGATTTCCGCCTTATCGTACTCTTCGAGCATTTTCAGCTTGACGAGCACGGCGTGGCCCCAAGGAATCCCGCGCGTCTGGTCTTCGTCCTCCGGCATGAACCCGTGGATCACCTTCGCGGCCGGAACGCGCAGCAGCGGCCCGCCCCTCCCGTAGTAGCCGCTCTTCGGGTCCGTCGAGTGGAAATAGTAGGCCACCGTCGCGCCGGTGCGGCGATCCAGTTCAACGCCGCAATAGACTGGATTCTCCTTCGCCGTGGCCTCGCGGAAATAGGTTTCGTCGCAGGCGTCCGGCCGGACGATGCGGAAGGAGATGCCGTAGGGATTGTCGGCCACTTGCGGAAGCATGAAGTACTCGCCGTCCCGCGCCTCCGTCTTGGCGTTTAGCGCGTCCATTTCGGCGAGCGTCTTGCGCCCGGTGGCGTCGCACCACGTCAGGTTCGTCTCCGGGTCGCGCCACGTCGACCAGCGCCAGAAATGGTACTCGATGAAACGAGAAGCAAGCGCGTCAAGCCGGAAATCCTTTGCGCCCGGGAACCCGTCGTGCGGCGTGGACTTGAAGCCAAACCCGTCGCCGACGACGTTTATGGAGATGAGCTGCAACCAACGCTTGAAGTGCGGGTTGTTCTTCGCCATTTCCCGCGAACGGCCGCGAATCGTGGCAAGCTGTCCGCGTATTTCCTGCGCGCTGAATCCGCCGTCGAGCCGCCACCCGGCCAGAAGACGGTCGGTCTGCGCCGCCGCGAACGAGCGGACGGCGACGTGCTTCGATTTCGATGAAGAGATGGGCTTGGCTACAGCGGCTTTCCCGGCCCGCGTGCTTTTTGTTTTGCTGGTGGTGACCTTGGCCGTCATGTGAACCTAGCCCGGATAATGGATGGCTTGCGGTTGCCGGTTTCCCGCGCAACCATGCGGACGCAAAACGCGCGGAGCTTCAGAAGCTCGGAGATGTCTCGGTAGTTGACGCTCATCCCCTCGATGCTCATGCTCCGCTGGTCGCTCGTGCCCCAAGTGGCGATGGCCGCGTCCACGCTTTCGAGCACCGTCGCCCACTTGGATGCCAGCAGCGGCGAGGCCGAGACGACGATGACGCCGGAATCGACGGCGACCACCTGCGCGACGGATTCGCCGACGGTCTGGGTGGCGATGGCGTCGAACCGGATGCTCCCGGCCGGCAGGGTCAGCGTCTGCGCGGATGTCAGCGCCAAGACCCACGCCCCATCCGTCCCTCCCGTGCAAGCCTGCGAAAACGGCGTAGGCGCGGAGAAGCGATACGTGACCGCCCACCCATCCGCCGCCGGATAGTCCGCCATCGTCGCCGTCTCGGAGATGGTCTCCCCGGCCACAAGTTCCTTCGGCAGGATGTTTTGCTGTGTTGCCATTCTAAAATTCGACAACCGGGAAAACAAAAAGCGGACCTCGTTGGTGTTGGTCCAACAAGGTCCGCTGAAATGTCCTTGGGTAAGATGCCGCTGGCCGGCGACACTTCCCGTTTGTCTATGGTGCTATCTTCTCACGATTTGAAAGGCGGTCAATATGCCGCGCTCGAATAGATTGCAGATTGTGCAATCTTTATTTTCCGGCGATTTCGGCATCCTGGTACTCACGAACTCCGTCCGCGTGCGTGCAAAGCGCCTCGACTTCGCGCGCCGTCATGTCGCGGCCGGCCGTGAGCTTTTTCCCGCACTTGCAGCACACCCGGTATTCTAGAATCTTCTTGTTCGCCGGATCTACGTGCCGACCGCTGTCTTGCCTGGTCGAATGTCCGCAGGCCGGACACACGATGGGCATCGGTGCCGGGATGTAGTGGCGGAACACATAGGGGCGAACCGGGTCTCTGTTCCCCACCACCGGCTCCCGCGTCGTCACCTCCTCACCGCCGCGGCCTCCCGATGACGGCCCGGTGCCTGGGCCTATCGGCGCCATTCGCCGCGCCGCCTCCCACCCCTCCCGCTCCTTCTCTTCCGCCCTGCTTCTCTTCCGACTTGCCATGTTCGTCTCCTTGTTTCGGTTCTCCGGCAACCACCCGGCGCCCGCCGACAATGGCCGCTACTCTGCGTTTTGTCTTCACTTCCGCCATCCCTCCACTGCTCAACCCCTCTAGTGCCGCCGCAACCCAGCACCCCGTCAGCGCGTCGCCCCAATCCCAATTAGTTCCCGGCGCGTGCGCCCATTCATACCGCCAGCCAAGCTGCGTCTCGTACTTTTGCACCAGTTTTTCAGCGATGACATGTTCGGCAAACGGAACGTGCATCCGTGGATTTGTCACTGCGTGGATCGTGCATCCCCCCGGCTCCCCGGCGTCCCCCAGGAATGCCCTCTGCGCCACCTCGCGCCAGTGGTCCACGTTCGCCATGACATACGGACAATGCCTGGATTGCGGTCTTTGCATGTGACATTGCTCCGCCGGCCTGCCAACGATGGTTGCCGATGCCCACCGATACCGATGCGCCGCCCGCCCGATGGCAGGAATCACCTTGAACGGATACCGCGCAGCCTCGGCAAACCTGTGAACGGTCTCGGATTCGTAGCTGGCGTCCACCAGCAGGATACTCGGCACCACCGCCGTCCCTTCTCGCATGAACTTCGACCCGGCTAGCTGTCCGCATAGTTCCGTGAGATTGCGGAAAATAGACACCTGCTGTACCTGTTTATTTGCGTTGTCCCCCCACAACTGACCGCGCCCCGGATGCCGCCCGTAGGCGGCAATGTGACAGGTCATTTTCTGGTCGAACCCGGCCACGCACCAATGTAGACCGCTGCGGTTAATATCGCAATGCCCTACGACTATATTTGACGCCGGCGGGAGGCTGAACCGCGGGAGGTCCGTCGCGTGGGCGAGGATCTGGTCGATGGTCAGCTCGTACTGGCCAGCCGCCACGTCCTGCGGATCGTTCTGATATTCCGCCCAGAACTGGGAGCCCGACTCAATCAGCAGATTCTCCGCCGTCTGCAAGGCCGACACCTCGCCGTCCCGAACCCGCGCCGCCCACGCCACCTCCGCGCCTGCGTCCATCGCCGCCCG